GTGAAGCAGTCGGTCAACAGGGAATTGTTTAATCAGAAGCAGGCGTCGCAGGAATAGTATGAAGCGTTCTCTTTCGGCAGGGCAGGCGCTGCAGGTGCGCAACCGGACGCTCCCGGTCTCCCCGGAATGGCAGGGATGCCTGGGTGATGAGATCGCCCGTCACGGCATCGTGTTCATCTGGGGGAACAGCGGGAACGGCAAGAGTTCGGCCGTGATGGCTTTCGCCAAGATGCTGGCCGCCTGCGGGAAGGTGCTCTACGTGTCAAAGGAGGAAGGGTTTGGCTTGAGCTTCCAGAACACCCTTCGCCGGTTCCACATGCAGGAGTGCGGAAAGGCCTTCCAGGTTGTGGACAATGAGACGGTCGATAGCCTGACAGAGCGCCTTGACAAGGCCCGGAGCCCGGAGTTCGTGATCATCGACTCGGTGCAGGCCATGGGCATCGGTTCCCGGGCCTTCAAGGAGCTGCAGGGCCACTTCCGTAACAAGCTGCTGGTGCTGGTCTCCCAGGCCGACGGAAAGCGTCCCCTGGGACGTGCCGCGCAGAACATGATGTACGAGGCGGATCTGAAGTTGTGGGTAGAAGGGCATACGGTGTTCTCGAAGGGCCGATTCATTGGACCGACCAAGGAGCATGTGACATGGGAGGAGGGCGCCCAGCGCTACTGGGAGGGACGCAAAAAGGATCAGTGATATGGCTACAATCGTAATACGTTCAAGGACAAAGGAGCGGATCTCCGGCACGTTCTGTTTCGAATGGACGGAGACCGTCGCCAATAGATCCCGCAGCGGGAAATTGTCTATGAGGTCAAGGCTTATTGACCGCAAGACAGCCCATGAAATCATCGAAAAGGAAGGGCTGGTAGAACGCTACTCGACGCGGGATGGAGAGGTCTACGATACCCCGGACGGAGCCTTCAAAGCACTATTCCCCCGCGGTATTGATAATTATAGAGAAATGGAAATGATAGAAAAAATCGACCGGTTATGAAACGCAACTACAGACAATTCTACTCCCTGCTCAAGGAGCATCCTCAGGTAGACAAGGATGAGCTGGTCCTGCAGTTCACGGACGGCCGCACGACGCATCTCACGGAGATGACCGGGGCGGAGTACATGCAGATGATCGGCGCCCTGGAAGAGGCGTCGGCCCCGGCCAGGGCAGAGCTTAGGCGGTGGCGCTCATCGGCCCTGCTGCGTATCGGCCGCCTGGGCATCAACACCATCGACAACTGGGACGGCATTAACGCCTTCGTGTCTTCCCGGAAGATTGCCGGGAAGCCCTTCTATGAACTGAAAGTGCCGGAGCTGCAGCAGCTGGTGCGCAAGCTGGAATCCATCGATCGCAAGGGAGGGCTGAAGGCGATGGAAGAAAAGGCCGAAGAACCCCATCCCAAGGCGCTGGAGTCACTTTCCTGGATCAAGCGGCCAACTATTGCATCCTAACCAAAAGAGTGGCTGGAAATGGCGCATATTGAAGAAAGCCGGGTGTCTGGAGAGATTGTCGTCGCCCTGAATGCGGAAGACGTGAAGATGCTTCTGCCCCGCGTGTCAGACACCGTCACATTTATGGAGGCGAACTTGTCAAAGTTCAGAGACTACAAGGAGCGGATAGACCGCTTCCGAATGCTATTGAGTACATTGAAGGTTTTTATTGACTATTACCATGGAAAATGAAAGGATATTTGAAATCGAATTGACGGAGGAGGAGCTGAAGATTGTCGGAATTGCCCTACAGCCTTCCACCAGGCTCACTGAGAAGATTATATATGCTTTCGGTCCGAAGGGCCTCGCGGACCATCTGGAACTTGCTGACAGGCTCTGCGAAAAGATACGTGAAATCATTGAGAATTCAACACACTAAACAACAGCCACATGGATAATCAGAAATTAGCATCAGGCGTCGATACGACGTTCATGGACAAGGATGGAAACACCATCCGCGTGCACTCCTATGTCAAGGATACGGAGGGCAGGAAGTATTTCATCAACAGCCATTGCCAGGCGGTCCCCGAGGGTGGAGACGCCCCGGCCGTTGAGCTGTCTCGTCTCCTGGAAGAGACGGAGGTCACAGTGATGAGCGCCCAGGAGGTGCTGAATGCACCCTCCGTGGAGCCCAAGCGCCGCCGCGCCGGTCTCCGGCGTCGCTCAAGGAAAGATGCCCAGGATGGTGCCGACCAGCCAGTGGCGGAGCAGATTGTGGCACAGCCTGCGGGGCAGCTCTCTCCCGTCGATGTGCGGATGGTCCTGTCCGTCATCCCGGACGATGTTCTGGCCGGTGAACTGCGCCGGAGAGGCTACTATCTTACAGCCGTCAAGCCGGCACAGATAACCCTTTAAACACCGTTCAAATGAATCAGATTGTACCGGAGCTGTCGCGCACTGCAGCCCAGGAGCTGGTAGATGAGCAACGGAAAGAATACCGGTTCATTGGCTCAGAAAGGCGCATTCCAGGACTGATTTTGTGGGAGTACGACCTGACTACCGGAGAACTCCGACAGGCGCCGATGAAGAAAGAACTGCAGTTGACCATCGACGGCCGGCTGGACAAAAACAACAAAGTGGAAGCCGGGCAGTTTTGCCTGTATGTCCAGGCGATCAACCAGGAAAACGCCATGCGAAAAGTCCGGGCGATGCTTCGGAGAAAAACCATCAGAAACAAACTCTTAAAACAGGATAAAAATGGATAACACCAAGACCCAGGCGGTGGAGATGACCGCCGAAGAATTCGCCGCTTTCCAGGCCTTCAGGGCCGAGCAGGCGAAGAAAGAAGCGGAGGCCCGTGTAGAGGCGCTTCGTAACGGCTATTCTGAGATGGCCGAGGCCTTCATCAAAAAGACCATCAAGAAACTGACTCCGCTGTCGGAGAACATCCGGAAGAAGAAGGAGGAGGTCCTGGAGGAATTCGCGGCCCTTCAGAAACTGAAGGCCGAATTGCTGCAGATTGACGGCAAGGACATGCCGAAATCGCACACTTTCACCAACAAGGAGGGTACCATGCGCGTGACCGTCGGAGTCTATGAGACCGACGCTTATGACGACACGGTGGAAGAGGGCATCGCCAAGGTGAAGGGCTATATCGAGAGCCTTGCCCAGGATGAGCGGTCGCAGCAGCTGGTGAAGATGGTGATGAGCCTGCTGGCCCGGTCGGCCAATGGCGCCCTGAAAGCGTCCCGCGTGGTGCGCCTGCACAAGCTGGCCGATGAGTCGTGTGATCCCACCTTCATCGAAGGCGTCCGGATCATCGAGGCGGCATACCGTCCTGCTGTCAGCCGCACGTACATCCGCTGCGAGGTTCGCACTATCGACCCCGAGTCCCAGGTGATCAAAGACTGGGAAGCACTTCCCCTCGGTATGACGGAGTCCTAGATTAACAGGAGGTGTTCAGGATGAAGCACAAGCGCAACAGTCGGCTCATAGACAAGCGGAACAGGAAGATCTGCGCCCGGTATTACTACTGGACGGAGGTGCAGCGCATGCGCTCTGACGATGCCATCCGTCAGCTGTCCGAAGAGGAATTCTTCCTGAGTGAGGCGACCATCCTGAACATCCTCCGTAAGATGGAACGTATCGGGAAGGCCGAGCTCCTGCGCAATGCCGGGCTCAAGCGCCCAAGGAAAGCACCCGCCATCACGGCGGACATGCTCTCCTTCATGCCAGACAGAATATCTTGAAGTCAACCAACAAAATCGAGAATCAAAGTTTAACCAAAAAGCCGACAAGGACGGCGGGCCAGGTGAAAGCCCTGGAAGCTCTCAATGTCAGTGTCTAACCTGGGGATGAATGAACCCCGACCCAGGTTCCAAAAGAACCAGGTTAAAAGACGTTCTTTGAGTTTTCCTGCGAAAGGCCTCCTGGTCTGCCCGGTAGCGCTTTTGTTTAACTGATATGCCCCCTTAAAGGAGGGGGAGCCGTGAAATACGGCCATTCATAATCGGGTGGCTTCTCAATGGATTCAGCTAACAAAAGTAGTGAGCCTCCCCGTTGTGAAATGGGCGTTTCTTGCGAGGATGGAAAACGCTTTCGCTTACTTAAAACCCCGACAGGATCCTGCCGGGGTTTGTTGTATCTAATGCAGAAGCCGTACTGTCAGCTTCGGCGTGGCCGCCGCCGGGGTGGTCTCCGGCTCTATCAGCTCCGTGACTGTGCCGGTGTAGGTCTGCTCGTAGACCTTGATGCCGTGGTCCCAGGTGTAGAAGCGGGAATTGGTGCGGATGAGTTGCGCTTCGTCATCTATCCGGTATCCCTGCAGCAGCTTGTGCACCTTGGCACGCATGGCGGCTCTCTCGGATATCCTGTCCGTGGTGGTGGATCCGTAGTGGGTGTCGTCGTAGCAGTCGATGATGAGCCGCGCACGGACGGTGGCCTCTCCCTTCTGCGAAAGGCCGGCGATGTTGCTCCAGGAGACATCGGCCGCGTCGATGAGAAGGGCCGGGAAGGTCAGCGGATAGGTGTCACGGTTCTCCTGGTTGATCATCTCCAGTTGGCCGTAGTCTTCGTCGATGGTGGAGAGTTCGGGCATCTGCTGCCCAAACAGGTTAATGAGACTTTCCAGTAACTTTTCCATTTGAGTGAGTGTTTATAAAGTTCTGCAGTTCTTTGTTGACGACATCCTGTACGATGGCATCCACCTCTTTGCTGGGGCCCAGGAAGTGCCGGCGGGGTATCTTTATCCGGCTGCCGGGTTTCTTGAGCGCCATGCGCTTCCAGAACTCCGTCTCCGGTGCGTTGGCGCCCATCCGCTCCTTGTGCTCGTAGTGTTTTGCCCAGAAAAAACGGCGCATCCGCTGGGTGACGCCTATTTCGTCGCCTTCATTGTGGGTAGCCGCGTAGACTTCATTGTTGCGGATGATCACCTTTCCGGGAAGCGGCTCGTAGTCGGTATTCATCATCAGGTGGTTGCTTCCGGAGAGAAGGGGGCCATACTGGCCGGAAGCACCCCTGAAGCCCAGGGAGGTGCGCAGCGGTGTCTGCCAGCGCTCGCCATTGTAGAACCGGCCCTGCCGGAAGTTCTCCCGGACGGATGCCTGTACGGCCCGGCCGACCTTCACCGGCAGCGAGCGCAGGTAAAGCTTCTTCAGGTCTTCCAGGTTTTGCATGACCATTTGTTCTATATCCGGAGCGGGCATATTGTTAAAAAAATCAATAAATCCTTTTATTTCTTTACTATTTTATATATATTTGCGGCTAATGGATATAAATAAGGAAATAAAAAAGCTTGCAATATCTGCCGGATTTGACTTAGTTGAAAGCCGTGGCAGTTGGAATGGCTATGAGCTTTTTAATGCCGGCACCAAAGAGGACTGTGATGTAGGCCTTCCTCAATTTATTCTCGCATCTAATAAGGAAGTTCGCTGGGCAACCGTTAATGAGGCAAAGCAGATCATGGCTACTCGGTTTTAGCCTTTCTTCTCTTTTTTGTTTTCATCACAACTTTTACAAATTCCGGGTTTACATTTAATGTGTCTACCCTGTAGTATTGCATACTGCGTGTATGTCCACCCCACAGATTGTTGATTTCTTCCAGTGTATATTTAGTACCGTCTTGCGGATCATAAAAGAATGAGCCGTTCTCGGTTCTCTCAAATGTAATTATGTGACCGGATAATTCACCAGTCCATCCCCATCTTACATGATACCGACCTGGGGCTTTAGCTTTTTTTACAAGGTCTTCAAATCCTTCAACGGGAATTCTCAATGGCGCAGCATTGGTGCTTCTGTCAATCCAAGCATGGTTTACCATACGTGAGAGCCTTCTTGGAAGTGAATCGGCCCTGCCATTATTGCCTATAGCTTCAACATCCCAGCCTCGCATACGGAGCTCGTGACTTACGACACAGCTTTGGCAGTTCCTTGAATACTGGTTAAATGTTCCCTCAGAATAATTAGGATTGCTTCGGAGTTCGTTTGCTTGTTCAAAAGACATCGGCGTAGATGGTACCGGAATCCCAAGCGTATCTGAAATCATTTTCTCATTTTCTCTGATGCTTTTTCTCTCTTCCCACCTGCGCATAATCTCGGCCTTTTCAGCTTCAGTGCGTTTCATACTGGAGGGGCTGTGTTTCTTGAGGAAGGTATCCACTGCCTGCTGGGCGCCAGGATAGGCCTCAGTAATATAGGGATGAGTGTCGCTGAACAGCTTGCCGTCTTTGGCCGGATTGTTATCCAGGCCGGGCATCGGTAGCGGGGGTGTGTAACCGTCCATGGCAGAGGCGTTGACGGGGTCATCGGTCTGCTGCAGACTGCATTTGCAGTTCCAGCGGTCGCCGGGGTGATGTTCATCCCAGAAGGGGTGGTTAACCGGAAGCGTGAGCTTCTTTTCCCAGTAGTGCTGATGGAGCGGATCCGGAGTGACGGACGTAGT